TCCAGCTGGAGGAAGGGGACATCGAGTGGGTTACCGGCCCCTTCGATGTTCCGCAGGAAGCGCAGGACGAGCTGGCGGCCCGTGAGGCTGCTCTGGTCCGGGAGGGCAAGAAGGTGATCCTCCGGGAGAAGCTGGCCGCTGAGCAGAAGCGTCGGGCGAAGGGCTAGGCCGCCTGACAGCAAGACACGCAAAGAGCCCCCGGATCCGTCGATCCGGGGGCTCTTTGCGTTCTACCGATCAGCTGGCGCGTTCGCGCAGGATCTCCACCTTGTCCCCGAGGAGCATCCAGCCCCGTACGGCCTTGCCGTTGATCTTGATCACTTTCTCTTCGAACCCGGCGACCCGGGCCTGTGCGACGAACGCGGCAGCCGAGTGCACGCGGTCTTCCGCCTTGTGGCCCTTGAACGCCCCCCAGGCGTCAGCAAGCGTGCGAGGGTGAATGAAAACCCCGTCCCCGTGCATTCCTTCCTGCCGGTAGAAGGCAGGCGCCGTCACGAACGTCTTGCCGCTGATCTTGATCGGTTCGAAAGAGTTCATGCCCTGCGCGGACCAGTCGCCGTATTCGTGCAGCGCCCAGGGGAGAACCTCCGTGGTCAGGGCGTTGTCCCACGAGTTGGCGAACTTCATGTCCTCTTTCACCCAGGACATGACCTGCTGATAGGTTCCGCCCTTTTTGATCCACGCCTTGGGATCACCCAGCAGATGATCAATGAAACAAGCACCCGCCAGGACCACCGCGTACTTGTCACCGAGGCGACCCGGACACGGCTTGACCTCGTCCAACAGCGCTTCCACATCATCGATCCAGCGCAGGATCTCCGCGACAACCGTCCCCGCGAGAACAGCCAGACCCTCGCTGCCCGGGTACCGCCGCATCAACGCCGTCACATCCAGCCACTGCGACAAGTGCTCACGGCCCGGAACTTGCGACTTACGGCTGGTCGGGTCCGACAGCTCCAGCAGGATGATGCGGTCAGCGAGCGCCTTCTGAGTACGCAGCCCCAGATGCTCACCCGTGAGCAGAATCGTTCCTGTCAGCTGGGAGTGCTGGGACGCCGTGAAACCCGAAGCGTGGGACCGCATCATCTTCGTGCCATCCGCCGTCGACAGCCGCAGCATCTCGAACACCGACTTCGGTTCATCCAGGTCGTCGATGTGCACGAACCCTGACCGGGTGGACGCGATCTTCTGCCGGACATCCGGAATCGTGCCCTGGGACGGTCCGGACGTGTTGCCGGTGAGCAGCTGACGCAGCATCGACAGAGCACCCGTCGTCTTGCCCGACCCGGACGGGGCCTCTATCGCCATGACGGGGAAGTGCGACGTGTGCCGGATGATGCCCGACTGGATCAGGCTCATCACCATCCAGGCCGCCGCCACCGCGAGGGGGGTTTCGTCGTGGAAGGTGAGAACGCGTGAAAGGACGTCTTTGACTTCCCCCAGGCCCTCAGGGGCGAACCCGTAGGCGAAGGGAGCGTCTCCGGAGGTGGCCAGGGCGGCGGACGGCCGGTAGGGGGCCATGGCGTCGAAGGCGGTCTCCCCGGGCCTCAGAACGCCCTCGTGAGCCACGAACACGTTCAGGTCGGGGTGATACCCGATCTGGTCGACGATCGTGGCCTCTGGGGGCTTCTGGGCATTGATGTAGCGCAGCAGCCGGACCCCGGTGGTTGCTCCGCCGCCGAGAGCACCGTCCGGACACATCACGGAGACTCCGGCCGAGGTGAGCCACAGCGTCAGCTTGCGGGGGTCGGACAGGGTTTTCTCGTCCAGGATGCGGCGTAGTTCCTTGCCGTCGTCCTGACGCTTGATCACGACGTCCCAGGCCCGGCGTTCCGTCGTGTCATCGGCGATGATGCCAAGGGCAGTGACATCGAAGTTCCCGTACACATCGTCGTCAAAGATGTACTGCGACGAATCCTGTGGATCTTTCGCCCGGGTACGTACGTGAAGGACGCCACCCTGCGAGGACAGCCAGCCCGTGTCAAGGCTTGCTTCGGTCACGAGGGTGGTGGCCACAAGGGCAGGAGGAGCAACGGGTGAGGTTGCCGGTGGGTTGGTAGGGGAGATATTCTGAACCACAGAGAGACGCACCTCTCGCTTACCCCCGATCGGTGACCGCCGGTCGGGGGTTCTTACGTGTGTGAGGCCAGAGCCTAGCACGTAGATCACGGGGTCCCCTGGTTACAGCAGGCGTGTAACGGGCCGTGTAACCGGAGAAGATGATCTTGCAAATGTCTTAACAAAGTTCGTACAAGATTCAACTAGCTTCATCAAAAGCATCTGGTTACACACGGGTTACACATAGGGTTACACATAAAGTTACGTCTCTGACCTGCGGTTACATCGGTTACGCCTATATCTGTGCCTGCATACGCGCGCACGCCCACACGCGCCCACACACGCGCAGGAAGGCCCTACAGGTGTCCATCTTTCAAAACCGTGTAACCGGCGATGATCAAGGTTGAGGTCCCCTGCACGTGGACGGCTTCAAAGCGCTGCAACGAACGCTGCAACGGCCCGGAGTCTGTGAAGCCGTCCACGAGGAGCACCCGACCTCGGAGCACGACGTGACCCAACATCTGAAATAGCCTGCCAAACAGCTCCGGGAAATAGCCTCTTTCCCGGAGCTGTTCCTTTTCCCGGATCTATTGCTAGAAGGAAAAGCAGATGCTAGGCAAGACCGGGATCATTCGTTTAGTATTAGGCTGAGTCGACAGATCAAGGGGTAAACGGGATGACGGACAGCGAATTACTGTTATCGCCACGCGATGATGGTGACGCCGTTGAGCTGTCCCAGTCGCAGCGGGTCTACCGCAAGCGGATTCTCCCGAAGGCCACCATCAACTACCGTGGCCGCAAAATCACTTTCGACGACGCCTACCTGAACGACCTCGCCAACTCCTACAAGGAGGGCGCCTACGACCAGGTTGCGTTCATGCTGGCCGACACCAACAACGCCCACACGCTGGACCCGGAGCGCTTCCGGGGTGAGGTGCAGGGCGTAGAGGTCGGCGAGGACGGTCTGTACGGCATCTTCCAGGTCACCCCGGAAGCCGCCCAGGTTCTGGAGCAGAACCCCAAGTTAGGCGTCTCTGCACGCATCCTTGAAAACTATGAGCGCTCGGATGGGAAGCACTTCCCCCGGGCGCTCCAGCATGTTCTTGGCACCTTGGATCCGGTAATTCCAGGACTAGGTGCCTGGGAAGAAGTAGCGCTGTCCAACGGGGTCGCCCTGGAAAACGTACTAGATCTGTCCGCAACCTCCTACGAGGAGTTGGAGCACATGGCCACGCGTGCCGAATTAACCAAGCAGGTGGCCGAGGCTACCGACATGTCCCCGGAAGACCTGGAAGCCCTCGGGATGACCGACGAGGAGCTAGAGGTGTTCGCATCCGCGTTCGCCCCCTCCGAAGAGGTTGCCGCCGAGGTGACCGAGCCCGACGAGGACGAGCTGATCGAGGAGCCGGGGGAGGAAGCCCGCCTGTTCGACACCGAGGACGCTATGGAGCTTCCTTCGGAGGCCGAAATCGAGGCGGCTGTGGAGGCCCTCTCCGATGAGGAGCTGGCCGAGCTGGCTGCGGAGCTGGACATCGACTCCGAAGGGGAGCCGGAGGCCGAGACCGAAGCCGAAGCCGAGGCTGAGACCGAGGAGACTGCGGAGGCCGAGCCGGTCGCCCAGGAGACCCCCGAGGAGCCTGCCGAGCCGACCGACGCCGACCTGATCGAGCGACTGGCGACTGGCGACTTCAACAGCGGCCTAGGCACCGAAGACCCCACACTGGGCCGGGACGCGGACCTGGGTGACCTGTCGGACGCGGACCTGGCTGGTCTAGACGATCTGTGGGCCCCTGCCCGCGATCGTGACGAGGCTGCGTCCCGCCTGGAGGCCGAGGTCGAAGAGGCTGCCGCTGCCGAGGCCGCCGAGACGGTCGCCGTCGAGGAGGCTTCGCAGGCCGAGGACACCTCCCGGGAACTGGTGGGGGCCGGATCGGTTTCCCTGTCCAACGAAGCGCCTGAAGCGGTCGTGGAACTGTCCAACCAGGTGAACCGGCTCCAGCAGCAGCTGGCCGAGCAGCAGTTCACGGCACTGCGCTCGGACTACATCAGGCAGGGCGTTCCGGCGGCTCTGGTCGACCTGGCCCGCCCGATCCTGGTGGCAGGGCCCGCCGCGACCTTGGAGTTCTCCAACGCGGTCGGTGGCACTGACTCCGTGGATGCCGCCCACATCGTCCGGCAGCTGCTCGACTCGGCTACCGGCTACATCGACCTGGCGCGTGAGCGGGGTCACTCCTTCTCGCCCGACAAGGACGAGCAGGCTGCGATGGCAGCCGAAGAAGACAAGCACCTCGCCTCGTTGTGGGCGAGCCAGTACGGCATCTGACCGGGGCTCCCGGCAGGAACTCTAAAAGGAGAAATCATGGGTGTGAGCCCCGTTTTCAAGTTCGGAAGCCCGCAGACTTTCCAGGTCAAGTCAGACCAGGCTGTGCGCGCGGGTCGTCTGGTCGACTACGTCACCGAGTCCAGCGTCACCAAGATCCAGGAGGCCGGTCTCACCAGCGTCAAGGTGGCGGGTGTCGCCATCGATGACGCCGTGGGCACGCAGACCCCGGGCGCGGACATCACCTACGGCACGGGCGTGACCCGCAAGGCCTTCGACGCCTCCACGATGGTCGACTACATCGGCGTCTCCAAGTGCGGCGTGTGGAACCTTCTGGCGGGCGGCACGGTCGCGGCCTTCGACATCCTCAAGGCGGGCGCCGCTGGCACCGTCGTGACCTGGGTGTCGGGTACCGACTCTCCGGCCGCCATCGTCGGCATCGCTCAGGCCGCCATCGCTTCCGGCGCCACGGGCCCCGTCGAACTCCGTCTCGGCTGATCCATCCGGATCCGAGAAGAATCTAGAAAGGACAGCTGAGAATGCCTCAGACCACTGTTGGGACCGTCTCCAGCAACGACGGTTACCGCCTCACAGTCAACACGCTCATCAAGCGGCCGACCGTCATCAAGGAGCGCATCCTTGCCATGGCCGACCAGCAGTTCATCACCGACCAGGTGTTACGCAAGACGCAGGACATCCCGTCCGGCGTCGTGCTGTACAACGAGTCGACCCCGCTGTACGCGAACGGTGGCCCGTCCGTCGTCGCGGAAGGCGGCGAGATCCCGCTGATCACCGCGAACCTCGGGATCGGCAAGGCGGCTCGTTCCGTCAAGCGGGCCTACGGCATCGAGTTCACCGAGGAGATGCGCCGCCGGAACGACATGGACCGCGTCAACACCTCCATCACGCAGGTCGTCAACTCGATGAAGGCTGCGTGGGAGGACGCGTTCCTGGCCGCTGCCATCGCCGGGTTCGCTTCCACCGCGTCCGGTACCGCCTGGGCGACCGCCACGGATGTCCGCAACACGCTGGCGAACGCCATGCTGGCCATCCAGCTCGCCGACGCTGAGTCCACCGACCAGACCGGTGTCCAGAAGTTCGGGTTCGAGCCGGACACGCTGATCATGCACCACGCGCGTGCCATGGACCTCGCCCTGAACTCCGACATGAACAAGTACTTCGTGGGCTCGGGTGCGCCGAACTCCGCGTACGCCGACAAGCTGACCCTCCCGGGTCTGCTGTTCGGTCAGTTCAAGGTCGTCAAGTCGTGGCGTGTGCCGACCGGCTCCGCGATCCTCCTGGAGTCCGGGACCGTGGGCGGTATCGCCGACGAGCGCGCCCTCGACGTGACGCCGCTGGAGCGCGACAACAACCGGGAGACGTGGCGCTGCAACGTCGTCCGCCAGTCCGCGATCTTCCTGGACCAGCCTAAGGCTGCCCGGGTCATCACGGGCATCTGACAGCAACTCGTACATCTCGGTACCCGGCACGGCGACTACACCAGAAGGAGAAACACACAGTCATGGCCGAAGAGAAGAGCCTCCTGTTCCGCGTCACGCGGCCGAACACCACGGTCTTCCACCCCGACCGGGCGGTCAGCCTGCTCCCGGTCCAGACGGGCGGGGAGATCGAGCTGCCGGAGTCGGTGGCGAAGTACCACGTACGCAACGGCGTCGGCGTGATCGTCGACCGTGCTGCCGAGGCCGCTGCGGCGGCTGAGGCGGCGGCTGAGGCGGCTGCGAAGGCTGCTGAGGTTGCCGAGCAGCTTGCGGCCGAAGCGGGGACCACGGAGAAGCCGGAGACCCCGGTCAAGCGCGGTCCCGGCCGTCCGGCCGCTGCCAAGTAATCCCGCAACCACGGAAGGAGGGCCGTCATGTCGTACGCCACGATCCAGAGCGTCAGGACGGCCCTCTCCGCTGGCGGCGTGTTGGACGGAACCAGCGCCGCATCCTTACCCGATGAGGACGTTCAGGACAAGATCGACGAGGCGGATGCCCTCATCGACGGGTATCTGACAGCCCGCTACTCCCAGCCGATCGCAGGGACGGTCCCGCCCATTCTCCTGATGATCTCCCGAGATCTGGCCGCCTCTTACGCGACGATCACCTACCTGGGCAGCATCCCTCTCCAGCCGACGCACCCGGTGCAGATCAAGGCGGCGTCCGCGATGGCGACGCTGGAGAAGATCCGTACCGGGGACGTCATGCTTCCCCTGCCGGGCGCCGGATCCGAGCAGCGCACGGACAACCCCGTGGTGGAGAACGCCTACGAGGGCAACATGTTCACGTTGGGCCAGTTCAGCCTGACGCAGGACCCGTGGTGTTGATGGGGTCGTTCTCCGAGCGGGCTGATGAGCTGATCCAGGCGACCGAGCAGGATCTGATCGGGTCCCTCACCGTTGACCAGCGGTACGCCCACATCCAAGAGGTCCGGGAGGACTTCAATCACCCCCGAGGCGGTATCGCGCTAGCCCTGGGTACGGCGCTGTGGAATCAGCACCCCGGGATCCTGAACAAGCTTGCCGACGCCGTCCTGGACGGCCGTGAGGCGATGCAGCAGGCCATGGCGGACGGCATGGAAGACCTCAACGAGGCGTACTACGAGCTGGCCCCGCGCGAGTTCCACGACCTGCGCGCCTCCGGTTCCCCCGAGGTGCTGGACGGCGAGAACCAGGTCTACCACCGGGCACCGAACGTCCACAGGCTCTCTCCCGAGGAGCTACAGGCCAAGCAGGAACTGAAGGCGCTGGGGATCTTCGATGCTGACTTCTGACTTCATGACCTGGCTGGGAGAGCAGGACATCGGCGGCGGAGACCCTCCGGTCATTTACCAGGGCCCTGTGGGTCCGCCGTCGGAGCCCCGGAAGTACCTGGTGGTCACCCCGGTTCCCGGGGGCGGCATGCTGGTCGACGGGCACATCGAAGCCCGCGTCTTCCAGGTGAAGACCATCGGACGTCTGGGGCTCAATTCAGCTACCTGGAACGCCGTTTTCGCCGAGACCGAGCAAATGGCCCGGGACATCGACAAGGTGATAATGAACGCTGGCCGCCCTATCATTGGCGGGGAACAAGTCGTTTACATCTCCCGGTTCGGTTCCACGCCACAGGGCAGTCCCTCCGGACAGCCGCTGGACAGCGCCAACCGGCCCTCATTCCAGGCCATGTACGTGGTCGAAGCTGAATCCGGAATCTACGAGAGCTAAGGACTCCCCATGGCAGACGAAAAGGCACCTACGGAAAAGGCTTCGGTCCGTAAGGTCGTATCCGCAGAGACCGGACCGGCCGCGCCGGAGCCGCTGGTCTACCTCTACCTGAACCAGCCGAACACCCGGTTCGAACTGGGGAACATCGGCCTCCCCGACCTGGTTCAGGAAGGTACCGCCTACAAGCCTGCGGATGCGGACATCGTGCGCATGATGTGCCTGAAGTACGGCATCAGGTACCGCGAAACCCCGTAAATTCCGACAGTTGGCAAGTATCACCTAGGACTTTATACTTGCCACTGGCAGGCTTTTAAGGTCCGGGCGTAAGGCCGACCAAACACGGACCAAGAAAACGACTCTTTTCCGGGTTAGCCGGGGAGAGCTATTTAGGGAAGTGATTACTACGCCCGGAGCAGTGAACCCGAAAAACGTCGTCGTCGGCGTTGCGAGTGCCTGGATCCAGCCGTACGACGCCCTCATTCCGGCCCAGTTACCGGCGGTCACCGTCGCCAAGGGCTCCGACTGGGGCGGCAACTGGCAGAACCTCGGCGC